GTGGGGAAACGGTTAACCAAGCAACAATATCTACGGACGCACGCTTTGGTATACTCTCGAAATCTGGACCCGATGCAAAGAAGATGTTTACTGACAAAGTTGTCCCAATATCAGTTAACTATCCCTTTTTCTTCAAACCAATACAAGACGGTATGGATAGGCCAAAGACGGAGTTGGCATACAGAGTTCCAGCGTCTAAATTCACAAGGCGTAAGCTCGATTCAAACGAGAAGCTACAAGAAATTACCGGCCTCGACACAACGATCGACTGGAAAAACACAGGGGATAACTCCTATGACGGTGAAAAATTAAAACTACTAGTACACGATGAAAGTGGAAAGTGGGAGAGACCAACAAATATATTAAACAACTGGAGAGTTACAAGAACTTGTTTAAGACTTGGGTCTAGAATTATAGGTAAGTGTATGATGGGATCAACATCTAATGCTTTAGATAAAGGTGGTGATAACTTTAAAAAACTTTACAATGACTCAGACGTTACACAAAGAAACGCCAATGGACAGACTCGCTCAGGATTATATTCTTTGTTCATACCTATGGAATGGAACTACGAAGGTTACATTGACTCTTATGGCTTTCCTGTATTCAACACACCAAAAAAAGAAACAGTAGGTCCTTTCGGAGATATTATAACGCAGGGAGTAATAGAGTACTGGAACAACGAAGTTGAAGGTCTTAAAAATGATCAAGACGGTTTAAATGAATTTTACAGACAATTTCCACGCACAACTAAACACGCGTTTAGAGATGAGTCTAAAGAATCTCTATTTAACCTAACAAAAATATACGAGCAAATAGATTTCAATGAAGACCTTAAAAACTCAATATCAGTTACACAAGGTAGCTTTCAATGGGAGAACGGGGTTAAAGATACAAAGGTTATGTTTGTACCAAATAAAAATGGTAGATTCAGAGTTTCCTGGATTCCACCTTTAAATCTACAAAATCGTGTGATAATAAAGGGTGGACTTAAATATCCAGGTAATGAGCACTGCGGAGCTTTTGGCTGTGATAGCTACGATATATCAGGTACAGTTGATAAAAGAGGTTCTAATGGATCTTTACACGGTTTAACTAAGTTTAGTATGGAGGACGTGCCTCCGAATCATTTCTTTTTAGAATATATAGCTAGACCACAAACCGCTGAAATATTTTTTGAAGATGTTTTAATGGCTTTGGTTTTTTACGGTATGCCAATATTAGCAGAGAATAATAAACCTAGATTATTATATCATTTAAAAAGAAGAGGCTATAGAAAGTTCTCTATAAATAGACCAGATAGAAAATACAATAAATTATCAGTAACAGAAAGAGAGTTAGGTGGAATACCAAATTCAAGTGAAGATATAAAACAAGCTCATGCGGCTGCAATCGAGTCTTATATAGAAGACTTTGTAGGTTTAAAAACTACAGGCTACGGTGATATGTACTTTCAAAGAACATTAGAAGACTGGGCAAAGTTCAATATAAATAATAGAACAAAGCATGATGCTTCTATTAGTTCTGGACTTGCTTTAATGGCTTGCAATAAACATAGATACGCTCCGTCTGCTCCAGTTAGAAGAGAAGCTGTAGATTTAGGAATTAAAAAATACGACAACAAAGGTGTCACATCAAAAATAATAAGTTAAATGGGTATATACACTAACACCAATAGCGCTTTTCCAAGCCAAGTAGTAAGCGATGCTGAAAAAGCTAGCTGGGAATACGGAACTCAAGTTGCGCAAGCGATAGAGTATGAGTGGTTTGACCAAGGGCGAACTGGAGGTAACAGATACTTAACTAATTGGAATAACTTCCATACATTAAGACTATATGCTAGAGGTGAACAACCTGTACAGAAATACAAAGATGAGTTGTCTATTAATGGCGATTTGTCTTATCTTAATTTAGACTGGAAACCAGTACCTATCTTATCTAAGTTCGTGGACATCGTAGTTAATGGTATATCTCAAAAGTCTTATGATATTAAGGCTTATTCTCAAGATCCTAGTTCGGTTAGAAGAAGAACTGAATATGCAAGCAAACTTCAAGAGGATATGGTTGCTAAGGAGTATTTAGACAATTTAAAGCAAACACTAGGTATTGATTTATATCAATCACCAAGCGGAGTTGTAGTTCCAGAATCTAAGGAAGAGCTTGAATTACATATGCAGCTTAGCTATAAGCAATCAATTGAAATAGCGGAAGAAGAAGCTATATCAACTGTGTTTGCTCAAAATAAATATGATCTTGTAAGACGTAGATTAAATATGGATCTTACAACTATTGGTATTGCTGCTGGTAAAACTAATTTTAATACAGCTGAAGGAATTACAGTTGATTACGTTGATCCTGCTTATATGGTTTACTCATATACAGAAGATCCAAACTTTGAGGATATATACTATGTAGGTGAAGTAAAATCTATAACAATTCCAGAGCTTAAAAAAGAGTTTCCTGGTATATCAGAAGAGGAATTAAAGAAAATACAAGAAACACCTGGAAATAGACAATATATAACAGGTTGGGGTAATTACGACGAAAACACTGTACAGGTTATGTACTTTGAATACAAGACTTACCATAATCAAGTATTTAAAATAAAGCAAACAGATTCAGGTTTATTAAAAGCTTTAGAAAAGCCAGATACATTTAATCCGCCTGAAAATGACAACTTTGAAAGAGTTTCAAGATCAATAGAAGTTTTATATACTGGCGCTAAAGTTTTAGGAACTAATACTATATTAAAGTGGGAGTTGGCTGACAATATGTCTAGACCAATGGCTGATACAACTAAAGTTGAAATGAACTACACAATATGTGCTCCTAGAATGTATAAGGGACGCATAGAGTCTGTTGTAAGTAAATGTATTGGATTTGCAGATATGATTCAACTAACACATCTTAAATTGCAACAGGTAATGTCTAGAATGGTACCAGACGGTGTTTATTTAGACATGGATGGTTTAGCTGAGGTTGATCTCGGTAATGGTACTAATTATAATCCTGCAGAGGCTTTAAATATGTATTTCCAAACTGGTTCTATAGTAGGTAGATCAATGACGCAAGACGGTGATATGAACCCAGGCAAAGTACCTATTCAAGAACTTAATAGTTCTAGCGGTCTAGGTAAAATACAAGCGCTTATACAAACGTATCAATATTATTTACAAATGATACGTGATGTGACCGGGTTAAATGAAGCTAGAGATGGAAGCTCTCAAGATAAAAATTCGTTAGTAGGTCTTCAAAAAATGGCTGCTAATGCATCTAACGTTGCAACTAGACACATAAAGCAAGCTAGTTTATATCTTACGTTAAAGCTAGCAGAAAACGTGTCTCTTAAAATAGCAGATGCTTTATATTTCCCATTAACAGCTGAGTCACTTAAAAACTCTATATCAACCTTTAATGTTGAAACACTTCAGCAGGTTATTGACTTGAATTTATATGACTTTGGTATATTCTTAGAGTTAGAGCCAGACGACGAAGAGCAAGCTAAGTTAGAAGAGAACATACAGGTCGCATTGGGTCAAGGTGGTATTGACTTGGAAGACGCTATAGATTTAAGACAAATTAAAAATCTTAAACTAGCTAATCAAATGCTTAAGGTTAAGCGTAAGCAAAAAGCTATTCAAGATCAAGCTAATCAACAGGCTAATATACAAGCTCAAGCAGCTGCACAAGCGGAGACTGCTGAAAAAACAGCTATGGCTGAAGTTCAAAAGCAAGAAGCTATATCAGGTTCTAAAGTTCAATACGAACAAGCTAAAACTCAAATGGAAATAAACAAAATGCAAATAGCAGCTGATTTAGAAAAAATTAAAATGCAGCAAAAGTTTGAATATGACATGCAATTAAAGCAACTAGAAGTTCAGGCAATGCAGCAAAAAGAATCAGCTATAGAAGATAGAAAAGATAAACGTAGCAAAATGGAAGCTACACAGCAAAGCGAAATGATAAGCCAACGTCAAAACGATAGCTTACCTAAAGACTTTGAAAACGAACCCGATATGGGTATGCAAGCTTTCATGTAGAAAGTAAACAATTTTTAATTATATTATATTATGTCAGAAGTAAAAACAAATGAACCTGTTAAGCAGGAAGGTGAGTTTAAAATTAAAAAGAAAACTCCAAAAAAATTAACAACACCAAGTAGCGAACCTGTTAAGGTTAACCTTAAAGAACCTTTAGTAGAGGTTCCAGCTGAAGTTACCAAAGTGGTAATACCTAAAGAAGAAACAAAAACAGAAGATGCCATTCAAGTCGGAGAAACAACGAAGTTTCTTGTGGAAGAACCATCCGGAGATAGCATTAAGGTGGGAGAACAAGTACAAGAGCCCGTCGAAGATGTTAAAGAGTTTACACCAATCAAGGAAGCTGAAGTAGCTAAAGTAGAAGCTGAGGTTAAAGAAGCTTTGAGAGATGAGAAAGTGCTAGGTAAGCAGTTACCTGAAAACATCGAAAAACTAGTTAACTTCATGGAAGATACTGGTGGAACTGTAGAAGATTACGTAAGATTAAATGCAGATTACTCTAACGTAGATGATAAAACATTATTAAAAGAGTATTACAAAAAAAATAAACCTTATTTAGATAATTCAGATGTAGAACTTCTTTTAGAAGATTTTGAATATGATGAAGATTTAGATGAGGACAAAGATATACGCAAAAAGAAACTTGCGTTTAAAGAAGAAGTTGCAAAAGCTAAAGGCTTTTTAGAGGAAACAAAGGCTAAGTACTACGATGAAATCAAGTTGAGATCAAACGTAAATCCTGAGGCTC